GGTAGGGGGAGGGGGGGAGCGGGGTTCTGTTGCGCAACGTATATATCCCTTTTCCCGTCACACCGGGGGTAAAAAAAGCAAGATAGGCAAGGCATAGTTACGGAGGTTCTTATGTCGTTAGCGGTTACAGTTACAAAAAAGGTTGTAGTACAGGTAATGCCGAAGTTATGGAGTATTACTTTAAATTTAGTTTGTAAGAATGGTGACGACATTGTGTTAGATCGGGATTTTAGCACAGATTATCCGCAAGGTTCTGACGTTAACGCTATCGTTTTGAAATTACAGGGGGAAATGCAGCGTGTTATTGACTGGTACAAGGCGAGTCAGNATATTTACAATGCTGTGCAGCTCNATTCAGCCGTAACGTATCTTAACGCCAACTTAGTTGGGTAGGGAGGGATGACTTATGGCTGCTGCCGACACAATAGTTGTTTTGGATGGTATCAGGTATGAACATGCAAACACTGCGGACGTATTTACTATAGATGGTGACGGTCAGGTTTATGAGGCTGTTAAAACATATACAATAGTTTTACCTCCATCGGCTTCGGGGGCAAGGGTTATTTTCAACGGCAATTATGATCCTGATGGAGCCCGGCACCATGTTCGGGTGAAGGTGACAAAAGTAACTGCCATAGGGACATTGGCTAAGACTGAAAACACTGAGGCTCTTGGTTGGACGATCATTGACCCGGACAGTGCTACCTCAACCGATAGGATGAAGGAGACGGGGGCAATCGATGTAAGTTCGGCTTATGAAGCGGCATTGCATATTGACGTTGCGATTTCAGAGGCGGAGGCGACGACCGGATTAGAGGTAATCGTTCAGGTAAGGGGTGAAGCATCTGTTGATGTATGGACTGATTTAACGCGTTTTATCGGCCCTACGGGGACGCCCACAAAGAGCGATTTTGCGGATACGGAGGCGGCGGCACAAACTACACTTTCTGTCACTAATCCGACAGCCGGAAACCTGAACCATATCGGTAAATTTATTTTCATTGAAGACACGGCTGACATTACTAAATGCGAGATTGCATTTATTATTGAATGTGGAGCCGATAGTTAATGGTGAGGATTGTTTTACCGCAGAAGCCGCCGCTTGGTAGTGTGTTGAGTGGTCGGCATCCCTTATCGAAGTGGATAAGCAACTGCTTTCTATTCAATGAAGGGTCGGGTGCTCCTCAAAACTATGTGCCTTGTAGCAGTCAATATGTTGTTAACAGTGGGGGGATTTGGGCTCCTGAAGGTATTTCTTTAAACGGAACCACTGACTACATCCAGTTATCTTTACAAGACACCTATCAATATTTCTGGTTAAACAACTTCTCCATTGAAATTATCGTTAATCCTGGCGGAACAATAGGTCAATACGATGTTATTGCCTCTCATGCTGTGGCTGATGGGAAGGGTTGGAGATTATGGACACGGGACTCATCTAACTACAAGTATTTGTGGGAAGTTAATGACGGCGGGGCAAAAAACACAGCAAGTGACACTTTACAATCGACAATCACTCCAAATGGCTATCATCATATAATCGGAGTGCATGACGGCGCATATTTAAAAATATATGTAAATGGAAAACTTGAGGGCACTCCTACTGCGGCAGGAGCTATTGTATTTTCTGCCCCCCGTGTAGCCTATCTAGGTACCATGCACGGATATACTGCTGCTCGTAATGCCAATAAAACTATTAGACTCTTTCGTACATACGACAAAGCCCTCACCGATGCAGAGGTTGCGGATTTGTACATTGATCCTTATGCCATGTTTGAGCGTAAGCCTGTTTGGATGAACTATTATTATGAGGCTGCGGGCGGGACGCTTCCCATACCGAACCCTTTTAACAGGCCGTTTGCAGGCCCCTTGAGAGGATGTTTATAGATGGTTCCTTATTACGGAGATTTCGCAGTAAATTCAACGGTACGCATACCGATCAACACGTTTTCGTCTAACGATCCGACGGCGAGCGTAACCGTTACCGACCTATTGAATACGGACGTTCATATTCACAAGGACGGAGGTACTACTCAGCGCAACAACGCGGCTGGTATTACCATGACGATAGATTACGATTCCATTACGGGCAACCATCTTCTCGCTATCGACACATCGGACAACACAGTTGCTGACTTCTTTCAGGCTGGGCATGAGTATCATGTACGGATTGAAGGAGCGACGGTTGACGCGGGCACGATTAACGCCTGGGTTGGCGCATTTTCCATTGAGCGGGCCGGCGGGGCATTAGCATTAATTAAGAGTGCGACCTACGGTTTATCGGCATTAAAGTCACTCCTTGACACCACAGGTATTAAGGTTTTGAGCATAGCCAATAATGCCATTACCGCAGCAGCGATAAATGATGCCGCGATAGATAACGCCACCTTTGCGGCTGACGTTGGAAGCACGGCTTATGCAACAAACATCATCGCCCTTTCCGTTCGGAAAGCCCTTGATGAAATCAAGCTGGATCATTTAGCGGCGGTGGCGGATTCAGACGATGTCGCGGACAACTCCATTATCGGGAAATTAGCCTCTACAGATGGTGATTGGAGCAAGTACAGTCTCACAACGGACAGTTTACAGAGCATAAGAGACAAGCTCCCGGTTAATCTAGAGGATATGTCCGTTACGGATACCACGGGTTATGTGGCATGCGCCTCGACTCAAAAGGTCGATATCGAGACAATCAAGACACAAAGTGTTACTTGCGGTGCGAGTGTTACGGTTTTAGCTTCTGTCGGCACGGCAGCGGCGAGCACGGCACAGACCGGAGATTCTTATGCTATCGTAAACGGAGATCACGGTTTAGTCAGCATTCAGGATGATATTGATTTAATTCTAGCCGATACCGGCGAACTTCAGACGAATCAAGGGAACTGGCTTACTGCAACCGGATTCAGCACACATGGGGCATCTGATGTATGGAGTGTTGAGGCAAGAACGTTGACGGCCAACACGAATTTGGGCGGGGTAGAGGTTGATCTTACCAAGATTCACGGCACGGCCATTACCGAGACAGACGGGCAACTGGCCGGAGCATTCACCAAGTTCTTTGATGTTGCCGCTCCCACTGCCACATGCCTTAGTTTACCGACTGCCGTACCGGGCGCAAACGGCGGGTTGACTACCACGAACGGCACAAAGGTCAATCAGACCGTTGATTTGACTGCCGGACAGTCTATCGCCTGTAGCGATAAGACCGGATTTGCGCTGTCTGATGCCGGTGTGGACGCTGTATTTGACCGCAATTCATCGTTGTCAATCAGTTTTGAGAACCTAATTAACCGCACCTATCAGATTGTTAACAATAAAATGAATATCACAGATGCCACGGGAGTCGTTGCCCTTCGGAATATAGCCGATAACGCGACTATCGCCACGGGCAGCGTCACCGACGATCTAACAACAACCGTAAGGGATGGGCTTACATGGGCGTAACAATCGAAGAGTTAAACAATAAGTATAAGGTTGAAGACTCAAATTGGGACTTTGCGCTGTTTACGCAATGGCTTGAAAAATACAAGATCCCCAACACCGCAGACGACCCCGTTATTGCCGAAACGTTAAAGCGGGTATTGATCCAATACACCCCTGAAACATTACCGGAGAGGCATCATGACTTCGACCGTTCTGTTTTGGCACTGGCGCAAGAGCTCATCGGCAAACTCAACATAGCGAAGATGGAGGTTTTGGAGCGAAACGCCCAGGACGCGCTTAGAAAGTATGACGCGGATTGGTATGGGAAGGGCAGGACGAGAAAGATTTGGGCTGTTCTCAGAGGACATGATTAATGAATTATCTTCCCTTTTGCGGATATTGGTTTTACGGCGGGACGACAGACACAGAAACGGCGAATTATTACGGCTCATACGGGCTATGCGGTTCGATATCAAGCGTCACATCTAATACGGTGGCGTGGCTTAAACAGTTTGGGAATAACATATTGAGAAAATTTCATTCTTATAAGTGGTGGCCTAGGGGCTACTGATGACCGTAGAGATTCAGAACGACAGCTCTTTAGAGCGATATAGCAAATTTGCCGCGCTGTTGAGTTTTATTCCGAACGAAATACAGAAACGCTACATCATGTCGGAAGCGCAAACGAGGGCGAACATTAAGGGAAACCAAGGTGGGGGAACGGCTATAGCGGCCTATGACGCTGTTTTAAGGTGTCTTGGGATTCATCCTGTCGAAAAGCGCAATATATTTAACAAGCCGATTCGGTGTGTCTCGAAGGTAAAGCCGGGCAGCGACGACGACGAGGAAAACCAGCAATATGTTGAGTTTAAGCGGCTCTTTCCCAAGGAGTTTATTGTAAAGGATGTAACCGCTAGAAGTTCTATTATGACCTTACGAGATCCGTTAGGCGGGAGTGACCATAAAATGGAATACATGTCCAGTTCACAGGAATTGGACGCTTTCATGTCGGTTCAAAGGTCTTCTCTTTATCAAGATGAAGAAATAGCAAAGGTTAAGTGGGATGATAGTCTTATCCGGTTGTTGAAGGACGGCGGGGATGCCACCATTACTTTAACGCCAGTCAGGGGGATGGACTGGACGTTTGACTCAATTTGGAAAAGGGCAAAACGGATTTTCAGATCACAAATCATTTGTGACAAATTCGGCTTTCCCAAGGTTGAGGATACAAACAGCACTTCCGACATAGAGTGCTTTTGTTGGGCTACAGATGACAACCCCGCGATGACGAAGGAGTCCATTGAGCGCATTTTTGAAGCGATTGACGATGAAGACGAGTTTGCAATGCGTAGATATGGCGTATTCAAGCAGGTTTCAGGACGGATTTACAAGATTTTTGACCCCAAGATTCACGTTGTAAAAGCGGAAGATGTATTTAACGTTTCACTGTTTCAAGGTTATTGGAACTACCGGATTATAGACTTTCATCCCTCAAAACCCTGGTATGTAAGCTATGTCGCCATATCGCCTGAGAACGAATGGTATATCTGGAACGAGCTTGTAGCGCGGCACGACCAACGGCATACGCTTGAATTACGAGACGAGATCAAGGCAAATTCCATTGTGCCGGAAGACGATGAATTTAACAGGTGTACGTTGATTGATCCCCTTTCAAGGGTGAAGCAGATGAATACTGGGTTTACTGTTTTCGATGATCTCTCTATGGGTGAGTATGGTTTACGGCGTTTGACCCCCGCGGACACGAAACTATCCAATTCAAGCGGGCGTATGAACATTAAAATGCGTCTAAAAAACGCGGCAATGTGCGGAGCGCCCAAGAACAATATAAACAAACGATATGAGGCCGATCAGCGTTACGGGATATATCTTCCTACGATTTGGTTTATGGATAATTGCACAACGCATATAGATCATTTCAGGTCATGGCGTTATGTGGATTGGAAGCAGGAGCATGTCAAGGCGGTCAAGGTGGTTAAGAGGGAAGGCGAAAAATATTCTGATATGTGTCGTAATGCAGAGTTTTTAGGGGCGTTAAACCCGGTATGGTACACCAACCCCGAAAAGCATTGGGACGAACGGCGATATTTCAACGGGAATAAAAAGGCAGCGCATGGCTAAAAAAACCGCAAAGCAGAAATCAACAAAGTCAGACTCTTGGAGTGGCGTTTCTGAAGACGTTCAAAAAGGACTTATCAAATATCTATCCGACGAACTTGACGTTGCCAAACGCAACAATGCCAAGGTTCAGGGTGACTTTGAAGATTTTTATCATATGGTGCATTGCATCCGTGATGCCAAAGCGGAGGTATGGCGTTCCGATATAAGCCTGCCTGAATTTTTATCGAGATTACTTACGCAGATCGGGAATTTCGCCACACAATATTTCGGGAGTACGGATTATGTGGAAACCGATATTGACTCCGATGATCCGAAAGACGTTGCAGAAGCGAAAGCAGCTAAGAAGCTCCTTAACCATATTCTGAACGATAAGGATACCTACTATTATCAAAAGATCATTAGACTGCTCATGTTTGTTTTTCCCACCGGATATGGAATTATCAAGGGTTACTATAATCAGCAAACGGAGCAAGTGATATCTCATTATAACCAAAGAAGTGAGTTGTCGGTTGATCCTGAAACGGGTGAATATATGGCAGATGACGGATTGCCGTATTCAGACCCTACCATGCAAAGGGCGGCGTTTAACACGATTCAAGAGCCGGTCTATAAGACAAGTGTCATTGTAGATCGCCCGGAGTTTGACGTATACCCCAATCAAAACGTTTTCATGTCGCCCGAATACACCTATAGCCTTAACGACAAGGAATGGATTGTCTTTGAGGGGGAGGGCAAGACGCTTGCATCCTTTCGCACGGCAGCAGACCGTATGGGTTATTTTAACCTGGATTTACTGGAAAAGGAAGAACCGGAGGGAGAGCGAGGTAGCAAGACTTATAACAGAGACGGACAATATGAAGAGCATCCACAACCGCCCGAAAAGGTATTTATACCTTACGAACGATGGGGGCGATTTCCTTATATTGCCTATGACGACGGAACATTTAAGCCTGGTATTGACGAGAATGGCGTTATCCTACCCGATGCAGAACTAGGGGAATGTATCATTACCTATGTCAAGTGCCGCGAAGCGGATGACATAGGCCATATCGTAGGGTTTAGAAAATCCAACCATTCTAAACGACCTATGGCAAGATTCTTATGCTATGTGGATGCCGTTAACGACAACGGGTTCGGTGACGGCGAAGCGAATAGAGAGCTGAACATAGCAATGGACGATAATTTCAATCTCATGTACGACCGCGCTAGAATGGCAATGACCCCTGCCTTTAAAGGGAAGAAGTTCATGGGATTGCCGGAAACAATTCAATATGCGCCCGGATATATCATCCCGATGGAAAACCCCGATAGCGACTTGAAAGAGATGGTTATTCAGGACAATATTCAGGGGGGAATTGCGGCGCACAACTTATTGGCAAGTAGGATGGATTTTGTAATGGCGACCGCGCCTCAGACTATGGGGCAATCGGCTGACCGCGCTGAAACGGCGACTCAGGCCAGTATTATCAATCAGAGGGCAAGTATCCGTATCGGCATGAAGAGCATGAACCAGGAGTTTATCGGGTTTGCTGAATTTTACGATATGCTCCTGACGATGTGCGACGATTTCATGCTGCCGGAAACCCTTGAAAACATTTTAGGCGACTTGGCATTTTCCTATAACCCAAAGCGGAAGAATAAATTTAAGCCCGTATCTCAGGCATTGGAGACAGAGGAAAGCAAGCAGTTTAAAATTAGAACCTTGCAGGGTATGTTGCAGGTTGTCGGTTCGGTAATGCATCTTAACCCGAAGGCTCCTAGGACAATGAACGCGATTATCGGTGAAATATTTGAAACACACGGAAAGAAGTTTAAGCATATCAAAAAATTCCTTTTAGAGGACAACCCCGAAACCGTGGCGTTATATCAGATATATACCGGTTCTCAAGGACAGGGTACAGCACCCATGCCTCAGAACCCAATGGCCCCACCACAGAACCAGAGCGGGCTTCCACAGCAACAGCCAGAACAAGCGGCTAGAATGATGGCCCCCAACCAAACGATGAGAGGAATGAGATAGTGGATAAATACGAATTTACAAATCAAGACCTTGAAAATTACATCCAGTTTTTTCCAGACACGCAACGGGAAAACGTACTCAAGGAAATATTGGAATCACGTATCATTCAAGAATATCTGGCTACCACCGAGGGCAGGCTTCTTTTAGGCAGCGTGATTGATGAAATCCGAGATTGCACAATGCAGATCGTCAGTGCCGGTATTTCAGGAAAGGCAAGCGACGAAGCTGCGGACACGATGAAGCAATACTCCTTGAGGATAAATGCGGGTTACAACCTCATGTATCGGCTGGCGACTCTTGCCGGTAAGGGCGAGGTGCATGTCAAGGAAATGAAGCGGAGGAAAAAGGTTGTCTGATGGTAGGAGAAAAGGAAAGAATCTATAAAGTCTAAACCACAATCAGGGCTTCTCTAAGGGTAGGCCAACCTAAAGGGAACGCAAGAATTTAAAAGGGGCATGTCGGTGCCGACACATCGACGTGCCCCTTTTTTATTGCCCTGAAAATACAAAGGAGGATTTGAGACATGGCAGACGAACCAGTCGATACTCACGCGATTCCCCCTAGCGATACAGGGAATGAACCGCAGGAGCCGACACAAACGGAATCACAGGAA